GGGGCGACGATTCGCGTCGGCAGCAGACGTAAAAGCGTCTGACATCAACGGGGAAGCACCAGTTGGCACCACTTTAGCGGTATTAGAGCGAGAAATGAAGGTTATGAGCGCCGTACAGGCCCGTATCCATCATTCTATGTCTCAAGAGCTGGCAATATTGTCCGATATTGTCAAAGATTACGGCCCAGAAATGTACCCGTATGACGAGAAACTAGGGCCAATTGTCCGTGAAGATTTCGATGACAGGGTAGATATTATTCCCGTTAGTGACCCTAACGCAGGAACAATGGCCCAGCGCATCATGCAGTATCAGGCAGCACTACAGTTAGCGCAGCAAGCGCCACAGATGTATGACTTGCCAATGTTACACCGTCAGATGCTAGAGGTTCTAGGCATCCAAGACGCAGATAAGGTTGTGCCGCTTGAGGATGATATCAAGCCTACCGATCCTATCTCTGAGAATATGAACATCATCAACGGTGAGCCTGTTAAGGCATTCATGTATCAAGACCATGAGGCGCACATCACGGCGCACATGGCGATGCTTGAAAATCCTGACATCATGAAGGTTATGGAAAAAGCGCCTAATGCTAAGGCAGTGGCGGCAGCTATGTCCTCTCATGTTCAAGAGCACCTTGCATTCGCCTACAGAGCGAAAATCGAAAAAGAGCTGGGCGTACAGCTTCCAGCCCCTGATGAGTCGATGCCTGAAGACATTGAACTCAGACTCTCGCGTCTTGTTGCCCCAGCCGCCGCACAGCTATCTGGCAAAGCCCAGAAGATGGCACAGGCTGAGAAAAACGCAGAAGAGCAAAAAGACCCAATTGTACAGATGCGCCAGCAAGAGCTTCAGATTAAGCAGCAAGAAGTTCAAAGCAAAGCTCAAGCTGAGATGGCTAAAATCCAAGCAGACATGCAGAAGACTCAGCAGAAGCTGGCCCTTGATGCAGAGAAGCTACAGTCTCAAGAGCGTATTGAGTCAGGCAAGTTGGCCGCTAAGATGTCATCTGATAATGATCGCAATGAGACCCAAAAAGAAATTGAAGGGTTTAAAGCAGGGTTTAATTTAGTCAGGGATGCGTTAGACAATGAGTGAAAAGGCAACAAATAACTTGTTAAGTGCATTACAAGTAGAGTATCGTAACGAAATGAACGAGGTTAGCGACCACATGTCATCAGGTGGATGCAACTCGTTTGAAGATTATCAAAGGTGTGTGGGGGTCATTACTGGCCTTGCATATGCCGAAAGAGCGTTACTAGACCTGAATGACAGGATAGATCGCGACTAATTCGCTGCATAAGGCAGTGCATGGCGACTCCAGACGCCTATATCTGGTGCAGAGCGTGGAACATGACTGACACAGAAGAAACTAAAGCTAGCCAACTACCTGAACCACAGGGCTATAAATTACTCATAGCTCTCCCAAACCCAGACGAAAAGACTGAGGGCGGGATCATCAAGGCGCATCAGACCCTACAAGTTGAAGAAATTGGTTCAATTTGTGGATTTGTCCTAAAAATGGGCAAGGATTGCTACAACGATGAAAAAAGGTTCCCAAACGGGCCTTACTGTAAAGAAGGTGATTGGGTGTTGATGCGATCCTATAGCGGAACGCGATTCAAGATTCATGGCAAGGAGTTTCGTCTTATCAACGATGATAGCGTTGAGGCGGTTGTGGATGACCCACGAGGAATTGAAAAGGTATGAGCAAAGATACTGCTACAAGCATGTCCGAAGAGGACAAGTTCTTTGGCGTCAAGACCACCTTTGAGAAGGGCAAACCCCTTACCAAGGAAAGCGATCTTGAGCTAGAGGTTGTTGATGACAGGCCAGATGGTGACAGGCGTCCCCCAGAGTCAAAAGCTGCTGAATCAGGTACTGATGAAGAGCTAGAGCACTATGGAGAAAATGTACAGAAGCGGATTAAAAAGCTGACGTACAAGCAGCATGAAGAGCGCCGAAAGCGCGAAGAAGCTGAGAGGATGCGAGAAGAGGCGGTCAAGGTTGCCCAGCAGTATGCTCAACAAGCCCAGCATTACCAGCAGGTAATTAGTCAGGGCGAGAAGTTTATTCATGAGCAGGCAGAAGCCCGTGCTCAGGTGCTGTTTGAGAAAGCAAAGCAGGAATACCGTCAGGCCTATGAAGAAGGCAATACTGACAAGGTCATTCAGGCGCAAGAAGAGATGATGGCGGCAAAGAACGAGCAAAGTGCTGCTCAGTTTAACGCCAGAAATGTTAGGCAGCCACAGCCTCAGCAACAACGTCAGCAGCCTCAACAGAGACAACAAGCGGCACCGCAGCCAAAAGCTCCAGTGCCCTCTCAGCAAGCTCAAGAATGGGCCTCTGAGAATAAGTGGTTTGGTCAAGACAAAGCTATGACTGGCTTTGCTTATGGCATCCATGAGAAATTAGTAACTGAGGAAGGCATAGAGCCTGACACAGACGAGTATTATGAAGCGATAAATCGCACTATGCGACAGACGTTTCCAGATCACTTTGGCGCGGAAGAATCCGGTTCAGTCTATGCGACTTCCTCGACCCGTCAAAGCCCCCCCGTGGTGACAGCCCCCTCTACGAGGAATAATGGCGCTAAACCACGCAAAGTGAGGTTGAACCGAACCCAAATCGCTCTCGCAAAGCGACTAGGTATAACCCCAGAACAGTATGCCAACCAGCTTCTAAAGGAGTCTTGATAATGGCACAAGAGCGCACAAAAAGGGACGCTGAGTCCCGTGAAACTGAAAACCGACCATCCGATTCATGGAAGCCAGCTTCCGTGCTCCCCGTACCTGAAGCCCAAGATGGCTGGGTATTTCGATGGGTACGCACGAGCACCCTTGGACAATCTGATAACACAAACGTGTCTCAGAAGTTCCGTGAGGGCTGGATACCTGTGAAATCTGAAGATCACCCAGAGCTTCAAGTTATGTCTGACATCGGCTCCCGATTTGAAGGCAATATTGAAGTGGGCGGTCTACTGCTGTGTAAGGCACCACAAGCTCAAATGGAGCAACGCCAACAATATTACCAGCAGGTAGCAGAAAATCAGATGGATTCTGTTGATAACAGTTTCTTGAGAGAAAATGATCCCCGAATGCCAGTTCTGAACCCAGAGCGAAGCACTCGGACAACCTTTGGTAGAGGCTAAGTCCCGTTAGGGGCGAGGCCTGATATTCTTCAAGGAGAATACATATGGCTATTGTAGCTGCCCCCTCTGGTGCAGAACCCGTAGGCACTCTAAGTGCTTCAGGTTCTTTCACTGGTAAGGTACGCCATATCAAGATTGCGTCAGCTTATGACACCTCAATCTTTTATGGTGACTTTGTAAACTTGGTAGCGGCAGGCACGGTTGAGAAGGCCGCTGTCACCACTACTGTTGTTGCTGGTACTGTTGGAATCTTCGTAGGCTGTGCTTACACCGATCCCACCACTAAGCAGCCCACGTTCAGCCAATTCTGGCCTGCGGATAACGCAGCGACAGACGCGGTTGCTTACGTGGCTGATGACCCTAAGCTTGTATTCCAGATGCAAGCAGACGAAGCTATTGCCCAGACTGGTCTTGGTAATAACGTCGCTGCTGTAAGCACCGCTGGCTCTACAGACATTGGTCGCAGCCGTAATGCGTTGGATGGCGGTTCTGTCGCTGTCACCGCTACCCTTCCACTCCGAATCGTTGACTTTGTTGACGGGCCTGATAGCGCTGTAGGTGATGCTTTCACCGATTGCATCGTGACTTGGTTGCCCGGAAGCCATGCATACGATACGGCTCTAGGCGTTTAAGGAGACTGACTAATGGCTATTTCACGCGCACAAATGTTGAAAGAGCTTCTCCCCGGTCTGAACGCCTTGTTCGGTCTGGAGTATGAGAAGTACGAAGATGAGCACACGATGATTTATGAAACTGAATCATCTGAGCGCTCATTTGAAGAGGAAGTCAAGTTATCTGGCTTTGGTTCCGCACCCGTTAAGGCTGAAGGCTCTGCTATCAGCTACGACAGTGCTCAGGAATCATTCACTGCCCGATACCAGCACGAGACTATCGCTCTGGGATACAGCATCACAGAAGAAGCTATGGAGGATAACCTCTATGATTCACTGTCTGCTCGTTATACCAAGGCACTGGCTCGCGCTATGGCTAACACCAAGCAAGTCAAGGCGGCTAGCCTGTTGAACAACGGTTTTACCACGTTCAACTCTGGCGACGGCGTTTCTTTGTTCAACACAGCACACCCTCTGGTAAGCGGTGGCACTAACGCCAACCGTCCAACAGTGGCTACTGATTTGAACGAGACTTCATTGGAAGACGCAGTAATTAACATTGCTGCCTACACCGATGAGCGTGGCCTGCTGATTGCTGCACGTCCTCGCAAGTTAATCGTACCCCCCTCGCTGATGTTTGTGGCTACTCGCCTCATGGAAACAGATCAGCGTGTTGGCACTGCGGATAACGACATCAACGCACTGCGAAACAACGGTTCGATCCCTGAAGGCTACGGCGTCAATCACTTCTTGACTGACAACAACGCTTTCTTCATCACCACCGACATTCCAAACGGAATGAAGATGTTCCAGCGTACTGCGATGGAGACCTCTATGGACGGTGATTTCGACACTGGTAATGTCCGATACAAGGCCCGTGAGCGTTACAGCTTCGGCGTATCTGACCCACTTGGCATCTACGGGTCTCCCGGAGCTAGCTAAGTATACTAAGGGGCTTCGGCCCCTTTTTCTTATTCTAAAATCTGGATTAAAAGCCCCAGCGACGGGCCAGACCGACGCTATGCAGACTCTGGGGCAACTTGCATAGAAGGATATGTAAAATGGCATCATCAACTTTTAGCGGCCCCGTAACTTCAACCGCAGGCTTTATCGGCGGCG